CGCTTAAGATTAGCTGTTCTCCCTTAACAACTTTTCTTAATGCATCCTTAATAACAATTTTTTTTTCAACTGACATTATGATCTCCTATGCTGCGCTTCCACCGCCACCACCTCTAAAAGCTTCAGCTGTTCTTGCTGGTAAAGCTGTACGATCTGTACCGCCGCCGCCATCTACGTGTATATCAGTAAATTCTATTTCATTTATATTCGATTTCATTTTTGGTTTTCTTCCATATATTCCAGGAGCTCTCGTATCATCATCTAAAAGATGGTTGAATTGATAATCAGTTTCTTTCATCACAGATACAGCTTTTGCCATTGTTACATAATTATCAAATGCTATAAAATCTTTATTGGCTCCACCTGAAGTAGTGTCTACAACTATATCCAATGTACCATTCTTTCCTTCATTTAAATATTCCGCTATACCTGTATAACTGTCTTCAGATGCGGCTTTTATATCATTCCACATTTTATATGAACCGCCCTCAGTTTCTAATCCTGCCTCCTCTCCGGTAGTGTGGTATGTATTAAATCTATTTTCTATATTCACGGGCCTGAGTAATTTATTAAGTCCATTGAACTCAGGGCCTGTTAATATCATTCCAGCAGTAACTAATGTACCGTTTGCAAATGTTGGAAGATCGCCAGGACCGTGAACATGATAATATCCCTTATATTCATTCATATTCTCATCTAGAACTAATTCGCCACCCGATGTGTGTAGATTATTCATAGTTTCTGGTGGGATATGGCCTAGTAGGAATCCAGGTATTACCCAACACGATCCATCATCATCATTAGCTAATGGATTATAATTAAACGCATCAGGATTAGTACATCCCTTTATTTGTGTTTGGCTTACCTCGTTTGCTTGTGAAACTAATCCATGCTTCATTAACCAGTTATATTTTGTATACATCAATTCGCCTTCATATGAGGCATCGAATTCTTTTGTAGGCACTACAATTTCATATTGTGATCCATGATTTCTTACATGATACCAACCAGAATATGAATTAGCGTCAGTGAAAGCACTCGTGTGGTCAAATTGTGCATTTAAAAGTTGAACTTGGTCTCTTAACCAAAATTCACCCCCTTCCGTAAATAGATGCGTTTCCATTGGCCCATAGTCATCGGGATCTTCATCTAAAAGTCCCGCATCGGCTATTTCTTCTTCTGCGCCTTCAATGATTATAGCATCATCACTAATATTAAACTGATCTTCTGGTTCTGGCATATTCTTACCTCACTACTTTAAATAAATAATCCTTGTCGTAAAATTCTACTCTACTACCGGATACAACTTTATATACAAATCTATAATGTCTTTCTGGTTGCAACCCGTCCATATATAAATCAAAATAATTACCATTACTATCACAAGATAGTGCTGTATATTTTGTACTAAATGGTACTACTACTTCATCAGTATGTGCATCTTTAATAGAGTAATAACTACTACTAGGCAAATATTTTATATCTAATGCTACTGATTTGGTTGCAAATGTTTTAGTTGGCCATTTTTCTCTCCCATATACTCTAAATCGTGTTCTAGAATTTTCTTTATACTTACCATTATTATGTTTCATATAAACAATATTATCTTTATTAAGAACATCTAATGGTTCTAATGATCCTGTTTTAAAACTTCCCGATGCATCATTCCAACATACTTCTAATCTCGGTGAGTATATTGTGTGAGTATCCCTTGAAAAGAATTTTAAAGAACCTCGTTGTTTTGAATCTCTTTCTTCTGAACCACTTCTTTTTAGTAATAGGCCATGGTTTGGAATACTGCCCGATATCCATTTATTGCACATATCAGTAATATCCATTCTGACATCACCTGATTCATATGTAAATGTTTGTGAACCGTAATAACTAGAGCCTGTATACCAAGTTCCACCACCACCTATAGTAACTCCCTCTCCCGAATTTCCTGCTCCAGGTGTGCTTCCTACCGTTTCTACATAAGATGCAGTTGTCCAACTTCCAGTACTTGCAGGAGCCCAAGATGATGTTGTCCACGGTGAACCTGCTTCTACGCCATCTCTATAAGTCCAACTAGCGCCTTCCAACGTTGAAGGATAGTGATTTAACCTTCCTATTCCCATTTCCCATGATTGTGAAACTGCTCTGGCTTCTAGTCCATAGTTATATGGTAAATCAGATGCTTCTGATATAAACATATTTAAATAGAATTTAAGATCAGTCTTACCAATAACATTTCCAGCAATTGATTCTGAAATGGATGTCATGTCAAACTGCATTAATACACGTGAATTATAAACTTTATTTCCTAAATTGTGCTCAGGTGATGAGGATGATATTATTTTATTTATCTCTAATATCTCATCAATACCCGTATTTATTGAAGACGAGTTTTCATATATTGTCGTGTCTTTTGTTGGAAATATACTATATATCATAATTCAGCCCCTAATATGTTGACACCCTCCCGGTGATATCATCTGATGGAAATTTAAGCTCGAATATTGAAGGATCTAATGGTGGATAAACAATTCCATTTTTTGTTGCTGCATCCATATCATATTTATTCCCCGAATATCCTTGTGTTGCTCTCCATTTATTTTTTATCACTAGATCTTGTACTGATTGAACTCCTTCAGTATCTGCTAATTTGGTTATTATTTTATTTATTGTTATTGGTTCATTAAATTGCCAATTATCTATATTGAAATGGTCTCTAACTTTAGCCATACATTTTATTAACACTTCATTACTATTATAATCGGGTAATGGTATAATTTCAAAATCGACTCCTATATTAACAATAAATCCATTTTTGATATGTATAGAATCAGTTAGCATTCTATAAGGTGCTAAATATTGTTTTAGGTTTTCTTTAGTGGCTTGGTTTACATTTGTTAGATTTTTATTCTTATCATATCCCAGAATGTATAAATTCGTTGCGTTTACATTAGGAACAGTTTCGAGTTCATTGTCAGCTGCTCTTTGTAAAATAGTGTCTGGTGATACATAGCATTTAGATATCTGCCCATATCTTGCCGGCATAGCGTATACTCTACCCTGATAATCTTCTCTCGTTACAACTCTACTCTGTGCATTAAAATATGCTAATGCATTTCTTTTAATCTGTGCTGGTGTTTCTGCTCCAGCTCCGCCTTGTGCGGCCTCTGGATTTTCTACTGCTATAGAATTTTTTACATCATTCAAAGGTGCCTGTGATAAATCTACATTGTCAGCTGACCATAGTGCTGTGTCAACAACTTTAATTGTATTCGCGGATACGTTTGAAGATGAACCACCGCCCACTTTATATCTAACTGTTAAGGTTGTGTTCTTTGGACTTTGACCATATGTATTAGTTTGTAAAAAGTTTGATGGATCAAATGCCCTATCAAGCTTACTAACTCCCTCAGGACTTGCAGAGCCTACATTTTCAGGATTTGGTATTATCAATTCATCTGCTACTGTACTTATTCCAGACCCAAATACTAAAGCTGTTTTATTTTGAGCAGTAGTTCTTGTTGTAAATCTTTTAGATGTCTTTTTCATCTTTAGTAAATAAGGTGCACTTCCCGCACCATCACTTAATGTAGCATCTTGTTCAGATGTATTTTGTCGTTCTATAAAAACAGTTTCTTGTGCTAAATATGGTACCTCATGCCAAGTATTACCTTCTGAATCTGTTACTGATTCGATTTCAACAACATTAGTTTCACTTAGTTCTAATTTTCGAAATCTTTGTGAATCGGAACCTATTGTGAATGTAGTTTCTTTTCTTTCCCCATTAGTTACATTAACTGATTTTTTTAGTAGATAAAATGATGGTAAACTTGTTGATGAGTTTATTTTATATACAGTAGTTATTGTCGGATCTATAGATGAAGAATGACTAAATTTCACATCTCTGTCTGTCGTAAACATTTGATTAGCTTCTGTTGATTTAAACGAACTATTCTCATGTAATGTAGGTGCATATTGCCAATCAGGTTTTCCATCTGATCTTGCTGGAATAATTACAAATACATTACACTTACATTTAGATACTTTTGTAGGTGTTACCTTATATCCCAACGTATTAGCTATATTTACTATATTGGCTCTTTCTTTTGCATATGGTAATAGATTTTCCTTTATTTGAGAATCCATATAATATGATAATACATCACCTACATAAGCTGCAAGTTCCACAAACATAGTTCCAGGAGATGCACTTGAAAAATCATTATATATTGTTGGGAAGTATGTTTTTGCAAACTCCGAAAGATTGTTCTTGAAGCTATTAAAATCTTTCCCTAAATAATTTATATCCTTATTTTCTAAATTGCTATTATATGCCATATCTCATATTCCTCTATACTATAAATTCATCATCATCATAACCACTATTTATTTGAATAGGGTCTGATGCGTTTGCTGGAGTTCCCATGTTCCACAACTGGTCACTCGTTGTTTGATATGAAGAATAAATAGGACCATCTGGTCTATTCATCAATGTTGTCAAAATCTCTTGTACGCTTCCGAGAACTTTATATTTTATCTTAATAGTTATTCCATGACTTACGTCCCCACTATTATCGTGCCTATCTACTAATATTTGTATAATATCAACACCAATCCCTGTTTCACCTTCATATGCTGAAAATGCACCTCTAATCTCATCTTCAATTAATGGTTCTAAATCAGAAGTGTTTTGTCTAAATAAAAACTTATTAAGATTGGATCCAAATTCAGGATTATCTAATCTTTCTCCTTTCTGTGTTAATAATAAATTGATTAAATCCGATTGCACGGCTTGTGCTGTGCTATATGCTAATTTCATACCATATGGACTATGTTCGTCCGGAGTTAATGGTAAAGTTATACCAATACCATATTCCCCAACCGCGTCTTGGATTACTTGAAGACCATTTGGTCCTTCTCCAATTCTTGCTTGAAACGCAGATGCTCTTCCCATTAAACGGGGATTTGAATATGTCGGATTTATATCAGGTCCTGGCATTTATTATCCTCTCTTTTTATTTATAGCTTTCATTAATCCGCTATAGTCTCTTGTTAATGCTTTTCCAACAGCATCTGGAATTGGTGCACCCTGTCTGTCAGCTGGGATCATTTCTTGTGCTGATGGTGGCCCTGCCTCAGCGCCTAGTGGGGGTAATCCCATTGCTGCTGCTAATGATGCTTTACCACCTACAGCATCTGCTGCTGATAGTGGTCTCCCACCAGCTGTCGGATATGATTTCATATCATTAGCTGTTTCATTTAATATTTCATTAAGTGTACCATTATTAGTATACTTAACATGTTCTTGCGGAGATGCCTCTGCGCGTTGTTGCATTTGCACTCCATTTTGTATTTGTTCATTAAATGTTTTAACACTGTTATCAGGCGGATTTAAAATTTCATTTAATTCCGTTCTAACTGCACGCCTTACTTCTTTGCTAACAGTCTCTCTTATTAATTTAACAAATTCATTCTTTTTCATGTTGATGTCTCCATTCTAATATAAATATTTATAACCTCAAATTATCCGTATGAAATCCACGGTGTTGGTACAGGTCCTCCTGGTGTTGGCATTTGCCACATACCTGTCACTGTTTTCATGTGAATATCAAACACATTTGCTAAAACTCTCATTTTATCAGCATTATCTAATTCACTATCTTTATTAAATACCTTTGCAACTGCTTCCACTGCTGGTTCGCCATCTAACGTTTTTAGTGCATTTAATGGTAGTCCCGGGGTTATAACTATTCCTCCCGGAATTGATGGCACTGATCCTCCTGTCCAATATCCTATTAACCCAACAGACATCGCTGCGGCAATTAATTTACCAGAAGGTGTAACTTCTGCTGGAACTGGTGGTTTTGCTATTGCTGTTATAAAGGCTTTGTATCTTCCTATCTTTTCCTCGATAGGTTTCATTTTTTCTTCTATTCGCTTTTTAGTTTTTTCTAATTTTAATTCTAACTTTTCTAACTTCTTCTCATTCTTCTTCTTTATCTTGTCTATTCTCTTCATCATTTCTTTTTTAAGTTCGGGTTCAGTTAGTTTATCTTTTTGTTCCTTTAGCTTATCAAATCCTGGAATAGTTGGGCTTTCAAATGGTCTAGCTCCTTCGTCTATTGCTTTTTTATAATTCTCCAAACCACCTTCTTTGATTAAATTAACAATAGCTATAATGGCTTTACCTCTAGCTATCAATTTTTTAATCTGCTCGATTCTTTTTTTAACCTCGGTTTCTATTTTTTCCTTTAGCTCCTTGGCTTTCTTCAAAAGTTTTTCTAACTTTTTTTTCTTTTCCTTCAGTATCTTAACTTTAGCTGTTGGATCCTTATCTCCCGGTGGTATTATTTTTTTTAATAATTTCTTTCCCGCGTCGATAGCTCTCTTCTTTATTTCTTTTATCTTGTCTTCTATTTTTTTCTTTAACTCATCTATCTTGGTCTTAATCTTTTCCATCTTCGCTTCTATCTTAGCTTTGACCTTTTCAACCTTCGCTTCTAATTTAGCCGTTTTTCTTTTTAAATCCGGATTCTTTTTTATTGCATCAATACCTTTCTGTTTTAATTCTTCAACCATTGGTTTCACATCAGGGGGTTCAGGTAGTTCAGGTAATTCAAAATCTTTAGATCTGATATCAAGATTCATTTTTCCAAAACCTAATATGTTGCCACCAGGTAATGATGGTGGTTTAGGTGGTTTTAATAATTCTTTTAATTCGGGTAAATTTTTTGCAAACTCTTTAAACTTTTTTATAGCTGCTTCGAATGTTTTTACCCATGCAACAATCTTTGCAACATTCTTAACCATAATCATAATCTTCTTACCCATTTCTATAGCCGCTTTAACTTTGGCTTTTGCTAATGCTATATTTGCTTCAACTGTTTGCACATAACTCATAGAAGCTGCTTTGGCAGTATCTGCTGCTAATTTGGCTTTTTTCATTTGGGCCTGAGCTATCTTCTGCACTATCTTTTGGGTAACCCTTTCTACTAAGTCTTTTATCTTATCTTCAATTTCCTTTTTCTTTTTTTCAAGTTTTAATTTTAACGGTTCTAATTTTTTTAAAACCTTTTGTTTTTCTTTTTCTATTTTTTTATTAATTTCCTTTTTAATTTCCGGTTCAGTTAATTTATCTGCCTTTTTCTTTAACTTATCAAAACCAGGAATTAATGGACTTTCAAACTCCTTTGCTCCTGCATCTATCGCACCTCTGTAGTCTAATGCCTTGGCTTTATCATATACATCCTTAATACCTTTACCCTTCTCTACAAGTTTTTTAATTTTTTTAACTGTGGGCTCCAGTTCTTCTTTCTTCTTTTTTAATTTTTCAATCTTATCTTTATTCTTCTTCATGGCCTTTGTAAGTGCTGCGGTTGCAGCCATTAAGGGTGGATTAGTTACTAAGTTTAACACTTCTGATGCCTTTAATCCAACAAAGAAAGATGTTTGGAATAGTGGGGACTTACCTGTCACCATCGGTGCAGGTGGTGTTGGGCCCGTTGGTGGGAAATTACAAAATCCAGTCTTTACAACAGAATCATAATGAGTTGCAATCAGTTGACATAAGTGTAAAGTATCCGATACTTGACCCATATCCATTTGTTGAGCTATGGGCTGCACAAACATTGTTTCCCATTGTAGTCGAGATTTGATTATGATTTTAGGTGCACCAGGCATTTATATGTCTCCCTACGCTTGATCATCGCCGCTTGATAATGCGTCATCGAGTTTATCCTTAATAGCCTGTAGTGCTGGGCTTGGATTCGCAGCTCCTGGTCCCGTTGCTGTTATTACTCCTAGTCCCATTACTTCATCTATCAAATCCTCTAAGAGTTCTATTAATTTTTCACCATCAATTGCTTTACCACCACTACCATACTTAACCTCTCCAACCAATTCAATCACTGGTGCGCTAATTGTTATAGTGTCATTTGATTCTAGAACTATATCATTATCAGCTGCTATGCCTACTCCATTTTTTCCAAAAATTAATACCTCATCATCTTTGGCTTGGAATATTAATCTATCAGATGCTATTATTACCTGCGGAGTTGCTTTTCCTGAGTCGGTGTATACATTTCCTAAGCCGCTAGCTTTTAATACATTCGTTGTTGCCACACCAGAACCATCCTCCTCTGTGTCGGTAAGCATTCTTTGCAATGAATTAATAGTTTGTCCATCTGTTAACCATATACTACTTTTATCTTCTATTAAATCCTCAAACATCGGGGGCAATGCGCCCTTGTCATCCATTGGTAAATCTCTAGATTCATCACTCTGACCATTACGTATAATTGTTATAGGATCTTCGCCTACATTGTTTTCGTTATCTGACCATGGATTGTCTAAATATCCTTTAGTAGGATCTAGTCCTTCTACACCCTCAGGGTTTGGTTGTGATGTGCTAAATCTAATACTATTACCCCATCTTCCCTGAAATATTGTATCACCAAATAAAGGTTGTAGTGGATATATATTCGAGGCGGGAGTAAATGCTAATCCATGTTTACCTATTACAGGTGGAACACTTGCCGCACCGTCTGAATCTGGTGGCATATTTGAATCAGCTTCATATCCTGCAGCTGCTGATCCTTTGTCGTCGGGATGGTCTATTTCAGAATAATTTTTTAATGCATTTTTATTTATAAGCCCCGAATAATTTATGGGTCCAATATAATACCATGACGTCATTCTATTAAGTGCATTTTTTACATACGGGCTTATTCCTGCAGGTGCAGCTGCAATCATTACAAACTCACCTTTAATGGGATATTCGGTTGATGTATTGAATGGCTGGGCCCATGGAAGTGATTTTGCTGGTAGTGAGTCATCAACGCCGGGTCTTCTGAATTTAACCCATCCCACTCCTGCATTTTCATTTTTTCCCAAAGCATCTTCACCAGTATGCATACTGACATCAACTACCCTAGCTACTTCCCAACCATTACTATCTTTAGCTATTCCTTTCGGATTAGCTTTTGCTTTCTGACTGAGGGCTGCTTGCTGGAAGCTTTGTCCCGGATTGTCCCATTGTCCCATCTTTTTCTTCCTCTTTTTGTTTGTCGGTTTCTTTAGGTTCTGATTCAGCATCAACAAGAGTTTCCATCAATTGTTTCTTTTCATCCTCTGTCAATAGTAATGCATCCAGTTCTCCTGAATCACTTCGCGACATTGCACGTTGGACTATTGCGGCCATTCTTACTAACGCATCGTCATTCTTTACTGCAACATCCAGATACTCTTTTATAAGCGGAACAATGATAGTTGCATCGCCTATATTTTGTATCAATGGCTTCAGTTCAGATATTAATGTATTTATTTGAATTTCTTTCTTTTTCGAATTTTTGTATATATCTTCCAATAAACTCGAAAACGATTTACCATCAAATAACTCTTTATCAAAGCTCATATAAATCTCCCTTTAATATAAATATGCAGGTAGAGAAAATATTAATTTAAGAATGATGATTTAGGCATATGTATCTGACCCGTTTTCTCGTACTCCGGGTATAGTTCCAAATAACTCTTTTTCAAAGTATTTATAACCCTTGTTATATACAATGTTTTTACATCCGTCATTTCACGAATGATAATGTATAATGCCTTCTTATTAAAGTTTTCTATATTATGTCGTTCTCTGAATAATGTCAATATGGCGTCTACAATTTTTATATCACGTTTTTTATTATAAACATTATACATATTAACTTCCCAATATTCAATAAATTGATTCATAAAGTCAAAAGTCTCTTCCCTCATTTCATCCCTAACTATCTCACTAGTCAAGTCTCTCTGTGTATCTATTTTTAATATAGGAGCCTTGTTAATTAATTTTTTATAATTCTTATTATTATTGATAATTAAATAATGTTTGGCTACAATACTAAAGTATGAAAATGCCTTACCTTTGTCTGGTGTGAATTTGTGCATCTTCTCTAATAGAAATGATACTACTTCATGTTTTAATTGGGTTGCTGTGCAATTAAAATGATATAATTTAAATGTGTGGATAATATTTTCTGACAGTTTTAAGAACGCCTTATATATGTGTTCATTAAATACCTTATTTCTTAATCTATCATTATCATCCTGGTTATATGCTACAATTGCTGCCTGAGTATCATCAGTGAAATAATATCGCTTTTTAGGTCTTCCCCTTTTTCTTTTAGCTTTTTGATAAGCTCTTTTTTCTTCTGGGGATAACGTATCATAATGTTCTTGTCTTTCTTTTTCTAATCTAGTACGCTCTTCAAGATCGAAATAGAATTGTTCAATAGGAGATAGGGATTTGTCCATATATTTTACTCATTCACTTTCACTATTAAATTTTCTAACGTTTCTATTATTTTTTTAAGTTCAGAGTATATTGATCCAACTTCGTCGTCTTTTTCAAATATCCCCTTTCTATCTATTTCTCGGGCCTTCCTCAAAACATCATTCGTTCTAGTGCTAATAGTATTCATCCAATCATTCATGAATTCAATATCATCTTCCTGGGCTTCATTCTTCCTAAGAAGATTCCAATTAGCAAATAAACTAACGCATAATAAAATGCTTAATATTATTATAGTAATTATCATTATTTATCTCCAAACAAATCACTAAAAATTTTATCTGTATTTATAGATTTTTTAGGATCCGATATTGTATTAGATTTCTTATAAGTAGATTTTGTTACAGTCGGATTGTCTGATTTATTTCTTAACCACTTTTCGTATTCTATCCTAGAAGCCATCATATCCGCATGATGTAATACATACGGTAAATTTATTTGTAGACGCGTTGATGGATTATAACCTATAAAATATGGTTTGTTAGCATCATCAAACATACCATCGTGAGTTTTAATTCCAAGAAATTCATTAAAACTATACTTAATTCCAAATTGATTTAATAAAAATAAACTTCTATCAGGAACCATAGAGAATGGAACTTCTGGGTTTGGTATATATAATGCGCCTTGATTCTTTCTGTGCCACTCACTTGGGTTTGGAATATATGCAGGTCCCTCCATATCACCTACTTTACCTAAGTCATGATTAAGGGCGGAGAATATTAATTCTTCCCGAGTATATCCTTCACATTCCGATCCTAATGATTTCCAAAGTTCATATGTTCGATCTGCACAGTTTATAACATTCAATACATGATCCACATAACCGCCTATAAAGCAATTATGGAAATGTTCTTTTGAACTTGCTGGGGCATACATCATTCTATCTTGCATATGATTATATAACTCTACAAGTTTATCATGTCTCTCACCTTTGAATTCAGTTGAGATGCATTCCATTAATTTATTCCAGTTGTCTAATAATTGTTGTTCGTCTAATTTCATATTATGATTTTTTTTGTGTAACCTTTAAATATTTTTTACCTAATTCCTTAACCTCGTAATGAAATCCTTGATTAGAATTTATATTACAAATACTAACAAATTCATCTGCAGAATCTTTCGTATCAAACTCTAATGGGTCTCCATCATTATCTAACATCAATACTGGTAGAGATTTCTTATTCACCTCATTCGTTGTTGGATTGTAATGATATTTAATTACAATGTAAAATCTATCTTCTCTATTCATTCGATACTAATATATCTTCTACTTTATTCCAGTAGCCCATTGTATAGGGATTGTTAATACCTCTAGGACCACCATTCCAACATCTTGCCATTTCTTCAGCTGTTGTTAATCCGTAATAATCACAAAAGATTCTAAACATTTCATGTGATTTTTGTATATTCCATCTATCACTATAGGAATACCTAACATCTGATTGTTTTCTTTTAAGAATTCTATTTACATCATCTACCATACATCTTCTAATCTGTAATATGCCTACTGCATCTTCTTTTGGATTATATGCATTAGAGTCGCCACTACTTTCCACTTCCATTATAGCATTAATTATATCTATCATATTGCGTGCAGGTGGCGTTTCGAATATTTGATATCTTTTGTTAAGCGAATCTAATTGAGACTCTAGCTCTTCTTGATATCTGTTATTAAAGTCATTAAGTGCTTCATAACATTCTACTTCTTCTGTAAGAGTTTCTATCTTCGTATTCAGTCTCTCAATGTTTCTGTTATATCTAAATGAGTTTAGAAACATATATGCCATTAAGACAATCATTATAACAGTAAATGATATATTGTAATTTTTTTTATCCATAATTAATTATTTATTCAAATTCGCCATATAGGTTATATCTTTTAGGTGGTTCTGGTTCAGGTTCCGTTATATCCTGTTCATGGTAAATATAAACCTTACCTTCGCCCGCTTTGATTACATAGTCCTTTTCCTGTGTTTGTTGAAACACCCATTCTATACCAGCTGTTAATGATTCAAATATCATATTCTTATCTTCAGCAGGTGTCCATCTATCTCCGGGAGGGAATCTTTTTAATACTAATTTTAATTTAATATCTTTTTCAGCCATATTAATCTTTCAACAATTGTTTAATGTCTTTATCTTTAGTTGATGGTTTGGATCCAAAAGCTTCCTCGACACTCTTATTACTATATCCAAGTGCACATGCGAGTCTTTTGCATATCGTTTTAAAATCCCAAACATCTAAATTTTCTCTCACATCCATTTCTATCTTCTGTGCTTCTTTGGAATATGTTCCTCTCTCATATATGATCTTATCCATTTCTATCCTCCCTAGCAGATAAATAATTTAATATAGAACCCATTGCACCAACAAATACTATTATACCAATTATAATTTTAAGACATTTTAAATATGTTACTGTGCCTATAATTAATCCAAATGAATAATTCCATCCTATCATAAGTGGACCTGCGAGCATTGAACATAATATAAACGCTAATGATATTATTATAAGTATTGCAACCGTTCTATGGGCTATCGTTTGTAATCTTTCTTTCATACTATATTATACAAAAAATATTTGAATAAACCAAATTATTTTAACTTTTTTAATTCGCGTTCAATCTTCCTAATAGAAACACCAACAGCTTTAATATCTTTTTTTAGCTTAGCTTTATTTTGTTTCTTTTTTAATTTATGCAACTCTACCATCAACCGATTACGCTTATCTGCCTTTTGAAACTTATTTAATTTTCTTTCTTCCTTTTTCTTCTTCTTTATTTTAGTAACAGGCAATGTTCCTTTAAGATCGGGTTGCTCTACACCTTTGTGATATACAGTTCCATCTTTGTGAACATATACATTCATGAAATGCCATCCCGGGGGCTTATCAGATTTCTTCTTATTATAAAAAGCTGGAGGTTCTGTCATTGAGTTCACACATATATAACATGTTACAGCCGTAGCATCTTCTCCTACCTCAGTTAAAGCTCCACATACTCTACATTCCATATGTCTGTATTTAATGTCTGGTAGTCTATTCCATCGATTAATTTTCAAATACTTAACTTCGTAGTTTGGTTTATCCTTTGTTTTTGTTGCCATAATTAATTATTTAATTGTTTAGGTCTTGGTTTATGTTTGGGTTTTTCCACAAACACATTTTCTTCATTAGGTTTCTCATCATACACTTCGTATGTATCAACCTTTTCTTTTTGATTATCTTCTTCTTCCTTCTCAGCTTCTTCCCACTTTTCTTTTATTTCATCCAATGTATATGGTGTGTCAAACTCTAATCCTGGTGGGCAAGATGCTTTAACTTGCTCATCAAAGTCCATCGCTGGTTCTGATGAATATATAAACTCTTCACCATCGGGTATATCTTTAATATCATCCTTATTAGTTACAACTCGCATACCGTCTTTTTTTATTTGGCTGAATGCAAAGTTAGCTGCCACTACCATAGCAATAGCTAAAGGATCGAATACAAATATAATTAATAACAAAAACCAATTAACTACTTGACCCATATCTTTACCAGTTGTTTCTGATAGATACTTCAATGGACCTAATTCTCTTTGTTCTTCATTACCAATTTCTAACTCTAATAGTTCTGTATCAATTCTCATTACAGAATCCATTACAGCTTCTAATTTTAGATTTACATTATCCCTATCAGTAATTGTTGTTTCCAATTCTTTTTGTAATGCCCTTCTTGTAGAACTAGATGTAGTTGTAATTACCTGTTGAGCGGTTTCATCCCAATAGGATACGGATGTTGGGTTTGACAGTGACGTCCTCAGATCAGATATAGTTGTGTTTAATTGTGTCTTCTCTAAATTAAGATCAGTCTTTTGTTCCTCAAATCTATTTTGTTTAGTTTGCAATACAGCCAGTGACTTATCTAAAAACTCGGACTTAGTTGCCGTCTCTTGATATGCTCCGGATAAGAATCCATATATACCACCGCTAGTAATTAAAATTAAAACCAATACAGCAACAGATAAATAAGCTCGTAACCATTTATTTATTGTTCCCCAATATTGATATAATAAGGATGCGCAAACAAGTTTAGCAAACTCGAGCGACCCAGCCATTATAATCACTTGGGTGGAAGCCCCGGCAAATAGTTTACTTAATCCGAATACAGAATAAAAAGCAGCGGATCCAGAAACTAATAAAGCGGCGAGACCAATTAGTAAAGGGAACAATCTTTTTTTCATTATTGTGCGCTATCGTAATTTAATGATATCTTTTGTTGCACTTCTAAGATATGTTTCTTTGCTTGTGCAATTCTTTTCATTGCTTCTTGTGCACTTATATGAGACTTCTCGATTCCTTGATATGTAGATTCCAATAAATCAGATGCTTTATCTAAGTTGCCTTCGATCATTTGTTTGTACTTCATAGTAGTATTCTCCTTAATAATATATTAATAATTATATAATAATAATAAAATATAATAAATAATTAAATAATAATAATT